AATCAATTAAATAAAAACAAAATGAAAACAATCAAAATCATTCAAGCAGTAGTATGTACAGCAGTAGTTGTATATCCAATTTTAATGGCAATTATTCACGGAATACCAAATTAGATAAAATGAAACCGAAGCCTTATTAAATTATTTAAAAACGAAGATATGAAAAAATGTACAAAATGCGGAGAAGTTAAGCAACCAGAAGACTTCTACAGAAATAAAAATGCCAATGATGGTAAAGCTTGGTACTGTAAAGAATGCTCAAAGAAAATTGCTTTAGATTATATTAAAAAACCCGTTAAAATAGAAAGATATTTGAATATGATTGAAGTATTCAAGTATGACAGCAAGAATAACCTCATAGAAATGTATCACAACGTTCTAGATGCTGTAGAACAAGAAGAAGGTATAAGTAGTGTCAAAATATACAAAGTCTGCTTAGGAAGAGAACAGGAGCTTCAGGGGTACAACTGGTCATTTGAACAGGTATTCCCACAAGATATGATTGATGCAGTTAACAAATGGATTAAAGAGAATTTATAAAAACCTTGTTAACCCTTGTTATTAGAGGGTTTTCAGAGGTTGTACTTACTGAGAGTTTACATTTTTGGGAATACTTTAAGAAAGCCTTATCTTTGTATTAACAAAATGATAGGGTTCTACATCTCAGTAGAGCAAAGATATAAAATCCAAAATTAATAACAAAAAATTTAACACAAACGATTATGCAAAATTCAAACGAAACAATCACCACTTACATCTGCTACGAAACTACAAATACAGTAACAGGTCAAACCTACTCAGGAGTATTCAGCTTTAAAGATACCAAAAGAGGGATAAGTAAATATGAAACCTACATTGGTCAGGGGCTTACTTATAACGGACAGGCTAAGAAGCAAAAACAAACAGAATTCACTAAGAATGTGACTGATTACGGATATGATAATTTCCAAAGAAACGACCTTCTATATACCTTCAATCCAATGTCAGCATACAATAAAGAAGCTGAAATAGTAAATGTAGATTATGTGAATTCTACCAACACGCTAAATAATCAAACAGGAGGCAAGAAAGGTCTTCGAGGTAAAGCAAGTAGAATGAGATTAAGTCAAGCCCGAAAAGGAGGTTTAAATCACACAGCTAAGAAGGTAAAGCATTTAATCACTGGCAAAGTGTATGACTGTATTAAAGATGCAGCAACGCACCTAGAAATGAACTACAGCACACTTAAGCGACAATTACAAGAAAATAGAAACCCAATACTTAAAGTAATATAAATTATGACAAATAAACAATTAAGACGAAAAGTAAAATTACTAGAATTTGAACGAGATATTCAAGAATTAAGAACTTGTTTATCTAACCTTAAGAGAATAGAAATAGAAGAACAAATAAAGGATTTACAAGAATTAAATTTAATAAATGGACAAAATGACAGATACAGCCTTAATTAATTATATACCCTTGCTTCATAAGATAGCAGGGAAGTTCCCTAAGAAGTGGGAAGATGACCTTATACAGGAAGGTTATATAGCTCTTTATCAGGCTTCAATTAATTATAAAGAAGATAGAGATACAGCATTTGAATCATACGCTTATATGTACGCTTATGGGGCTATGTTGAGGTTTGTGAATCAAAACAGTAATCACCTCAGCTTAGATAATACACTGTTAGAAGAAGATGGTAACCAAACGACATTTGCAGACCTAATAGAGAGTGAAGAGAAGGTAGAGCAGGACATTATTAATCGGGATTTCTACCAAAAGAATATGGCTCAATCTACAACCATTCAAAGGTTTATCAAGCAAAGACATTATGAAGAAGGAATGACTTCCAAAGAGATAGTGAAACTATATAGCGAACTCACTAATGTAAAAGATATAAGAAAAATAAATAAAATCCTTAAAATATGACCAAATATGATTTAATCAATAATAACATAAGAACAGTAGTAAAACTAATAGTAAATGATATAATAACTACTAATACCTTAAGAGATGTAGAGATATTTGAAGAATTTCACACAATGGTAGGTATCAAACAAGATAGGTATAAACAATTAGCACAGAAATACAACTACAAGCCTTATACCATTCGGAGAATAATTAACAACCTAAATTCGAAAATTAAATGAATATAGAATCTCAAGAAATAATAAAGAACAACTATGTAATTGACTTTAAAGGGTTGGGCATCCAGACATTTGAATATACAGCGCAGGATTTAGAAGATATTATTTACAAAGACCTTTACCATAACTATGAATGTATAAATTACCTATCCATTCTCGCTGAAATTGAGAAGGTAATGGTAGCCACAAGCTTCAAAGAAAATACAACAGTTATAATTAGACTTTATCTAAAATTAGAAAATTGCCAAAATAAAAAGGAAATGATAGAAATTATCAAATCCTACTTAACCAAAGAATTTATAAAATGAAAGAAATAAAAAGCGAAATAACCAGACTAACAAGAAGTGAAAAAGAAATAGTAGAGCATTTAAGAGCTTTTACCACTTCAAATACATCACCTGAGAAAGAAATCATATACGAAACCGTTAGAGAACCAATTATGTATGAAGAAGGTAAATCAAGAGTATTAGTTATAGGTGATATACACGCACCATTTGACTTACCAGATTACTTAGACCACTGTAAACAGATGTATGAATATTTTAATTGTGATACAGTTGTTTTTATAGGTGACCTTATTGATAATCACTATTCCAACTATCATTGCTCAGACCCTGATGGGATGGGTGCTAAAGATGAATTAGATTTAGCTATAGAACACATCCAATTATACTACGAAGCCTTCCCTGAAGCTACAGTGACAATAGGAAACCACGATAAAATGGCATTTAGAAAGCAAGTAACTGGTGGATTACCTAAAGCTTGGATAAGAGACTATAAAGAAGTATTAAATACTCCCAATTGGGATTTTGTAGTAGATGTAGAAATAGATAATGTTATTTATATACACGGAGAAGGAGGTACAGCAAGAACTAAATATAAAAGTGAAGAACAAAGTGTAGTTCAAGGTCATTTACATACACAAGCCTATATAGAATGGTTATTTGCAAAGAATACTAGAAAGTTCGCAATGCAAGTAGGAACAGGTATAGACTTTAGTAGTTATGCATTTGCCTATGCTAAGGCTGGAAAGAAACCTGCTATTAGTTGCGGAGTAGTATTAAATGGAACACAGCCTTTTCTTTTACCTATGATTTTATAAAGATTAGTTTATTTGATTGTTTGATTGTAGCCCTCATTATTGATTTAATGGGGGTTTTGTGTTTAAAAGTGAGAATAGTGCAAAATATATAACTTTTTTGTAAAAAAGAGTAAAAAACGCACATATAGTATAAGAAGACAGACTTAAACTATGAAAGCAACTATACACATAAACGGAGTAATTGGCAAAGAGATAGACCTATTGGGTGTAATTCGCCAATTCAAATCGTTTAAGAAACCTTCAGAAGTTGAAGTATTAATTAACTCAGTTGGTGGTAATGTAGATATAGGTAAGGACATTTTTAGTTATCTAAGAGAACTTAACCTTCCAATCACTACCGTAGCAACTAAGGCTTATTCAATAGCTGCTTCAATATTTATGGCAGGTGATATAAGACTTTTAGAAGAAGGAAGCAAGAAATTTATGATTCATATGCCTTGGGGTAATGTAAGCGGTGGAAGGAAACAATTTGAAATCGCAACAAAACAACTAAAGGAAGTAGAAGATGAATTCATAGCATTTTACTCTATATATACAGAGGTAGATGACAATAGCGTAAGAAGACTTTTAGAAAATGAAACTTTTTTATCAGCTCAAGAAGCAGTTGATATGGGATTAGCTACAGGCACTTATAAACAATTAGAAGCTGTAGCATATTATAATAATGAAAACGAAAAAAATAATATAATGACAAAAACAGATAAGTTACTACAAGCTTTTTCTGAATTTTTAGGTAATAAACCTGAAGATAAAGAAGAAGAAGTTAAAGTAGAAGTACAGGCACTTGTAGTTCAAGATGCAAATGGTGAAGATGTTTCTTTTCCTGATTTAGAAGAAGGAGATGCACCTTCAGAAGGTGATAAGGTAGAAGCTGAAGATGGTGAAATTCTTATGCCTGATGGTAGTAAAGTAGTAGTTAAAGAAGGTGTAGTAGATAGCATTATACCAGCAGAAAAAGAAGAAGAACCTGCTGAAGATGTACCTACTGATGCAGACTTTGCAAAATTACTTGAAGAAATGGAAGCTAAAATCTTTAATAAGGTAGAAGCAAAATTCACAGAGAAAGAAGATAAAATGCAAGTAGAAATAAACGCATTAAGAAAAGAAGTAGGTTCAACAATAGATAATGACCCAAAAGAAGACAATAAAAAGAAAGGTCAATCAGGAAACAGATTAACCAACGCATACAAAAATAAATAAAATAACAAAACTAAAGAAAAAGAAAAATGGATTTAACTAATATAAACGATTACATCGAGAGAGAGCAAGACGTTCTACACGCAACTTTGTTTGCAGGAGGTGATACAGCTCAATTCGCAAGATATATGACTGGAATTAAGGGTTCTACAGAAGTACCACAAATTTCAGGAACTGCTAAGCTTCAAGCTGGTAATTGTCCTGCACCAAGCGGAGGTCACACAGGTGACTTGGTAACTATCAAAGTAAACCCTTTTACGGTTTATGAAATGTATTGTCAAGATGACTTTCAAGAGAAGTTCCCTAATACAGTACTAGCCCCAGGTTCTAACAACGCAGATACTCCAAAAGAGTGGGAAGAAGCGTTAATTGATGCTAATGTAGCTTCAATTGCAGAGCAATTAGAGATGGCTTACTGGCAAGGTGATACAGCTGGAAGTGATTACACTTTATTTGATGGCTTTATCAAAATGATAGATGCTGAAGCTGAAGTAATAGAAGGTAATACAGGAGCTGTTAGTGTAATTACCAAAGATAATGTAAAAGACCTTGTAGAAGGTGTTAGAATAGCTGCACCTGCAAAAGTTAAAAGAGATTCAACTTTTACAGTTGTAGTAGGTGACGATACTTTTGATAAGTATATCGCAAAAGAGAAAGAAGATAATATGTATCACTACAAACCAGAACACGATAATGGTACATATAGAATCGGTGGTTCAGGTGCAACTTTACAGAGAGTTTACGGACTAGATGGAACAGACAGAATGTTTGCTTCAGTAGGAAGAAACTTCGTAGTTGGAAGTGATGTAAAAGACGAAGAAAGCGCATTAGAAATGTGGTATGATAAAACTTCAGATAAGACTTACCTAAGAGTTAAAGGTAAAGCAGGAGTTCAAATCGTGAACCCAGAAGAAATCGTAGAATTTACTTTAGGCGCATAGACAGAAGACAAAATAACAAGGGGGTAATTAATTTTACCCCTTTAATTTAAAAAATATAAAAAAATGGCAATATGTTTAAATAAAATTAGTGGTGATATGCTATTTGATTGTAATGAAAGACCTAAAAAAGGCATTGCAAATTCAAGAGCAGTTATCATTAATTACGCAGATATAGATAAAGGTACAAGTACTGAGAGTGGTGCTCAAGTAACCGCATTAACTCTTAAATCAGGTGCTACAGGGTATAAATTACAGTGGTACAAAGATTTAGGTTCAGCTAATGGAGAATACAAACCTAATGCAGAAGAAGTAGATGGTTTTGGTCATAATTTCCTTGGGAGGTTAGCCGTAACCAGTGCAGAATTTGCAGAAAGGTCTAAAGAACTAAGAGAAGGAAGATTTGTAGTAGTATATGAAACTAAGTTTCAAGGTGCAGACCAAGCAGATGCTTTTAAAGTACTTGGATGGGAATCTGGATTGGAGCTGGCAGAATTAACTACAAATACAACTGAAAATGGTGGTTCAATTCTTTTCACACTAAGTACTAAAGAAGGAGAGTATGAAGATTATCCTTTTAATATACTTTATGAAACGGATTATGATGCTACAGCAAATTCATTTGAAGCTTTATTCTCAGTAGTATAACATTGTAAATAAAACAACAAACCAGCAGGTAGGCTAACCCCCTCACCTGCTTCAGTTGTGTTTAAATTAAAAATATAAAGAAATGATAGAAGATATATTACAATTACCCTTTTCTCAAATGCGTAAAGATAGCAATATGCAAGTATTAGCTGATTTTTACAAAAAGGAATTTAATAAGGAAGTATGCACTTCTTGCCCAGCAGATGTAAAGGCAATGATTCAACAATTACAAAGGTATTTTAAAGTTTCAAATTTCGAGATTCAAGGAAATAAGTATTACAGAATTTCAAAGAGAGATGGTAAGACTATTAACAATAACATCATTACAGATGAATTAGCTATTGAATTTTTAAAAGAAGATTCAAGTAGAATTAAATTATTTTCAAAATATCCTGTTAACTGGTTGAAAATGTTAGAGGACGAAGATGAATATGATGCAGATGGACAGGTTGTAGAAGAAGAAAAAGAAGAAGATACTGAAGAAGTAAAGGAGTATAAAGAAGATAGTAGAATAGAATTAGAGCAGTATAAATTAAAAGAATTACGAGAGTTATACCCTGACATTAAGGCAGTAGCAAAAGCAGACTTTATCGACAAAGTTTTAAAATAAAAAAGTATGAAATTACAGTATAACGAAGTAAAAAATAGCATTTTAGATGTAAAAGTTGATAAGCGTACAGAGGTTTATAACTGGGGTACGGACAATGCTTACCCTTCAACAATGGAATACCTTTTAAACGCTTCTGTGACTGCCAAAAACGCTGTAGATAAGAGTGCTAAGGCTATCTTTGGTAAGGGTGTAAAGACTAACGGTCATACAATTGTAAACTCAAAAGGACATTCTTTAAATGATGTAATTAGAACATTAGTTAGAGAGTATGTTAAGCATAACAATGCTTTTCTAAGTGTTAGTTATAATCTATTAGGTGAAGTCTCAGCAATTGAGGTGATACCTTCAAAAAATGTTAGGCTTGGCAAAAGAGATGACACTGGTTATAATGGAAAATTCATAATTTATTCTAACTGGGATAAGAAAGACGGTAAAATAGATAAGGATTCATTTCAAGTAGTTGACCGATATAATCCAAACAAAGAGATTATACAATCACAAATAGAGAAAAAAGGAATCCAAAAGTATAAAGGTCAAATAGTACACTTACAAAAGTATATGAATGAGCTTTATTCATTGGCAGATGGTGACTGTGTGATTTTGGATATGTTGGCAGAGATTAATGCAGGACAATTCAAACAAAAAGGTACTACAGATGGTTTCTTAAACACTAAGATAATGGCTGTTCAACCTTTTAACAGTGACGAAGAAAGAAGAGCATTCAAAAGAGATTTAGACAGTGTTAAAGGCTCTAAAAATGCTAATTCAGTAATACTTTTGGAATCTTCTTCAAATAAAACAGAATTAGCTAACCAAATATTACTTCAAGACCTTACCAGTGAGCATAATGATGCGTTATTTCAATATACAGAATCTTCTTCAGAAAGGTCAATAGCTAAAGCATTTAACGTACCTATTGCACTGATTAACCCTTCAGATAACGGTCTATTTGCAGGTTCAGGTGAAATGTACAAGACAGTAAAGGATATAATGCTGGAAGAAAGAGAAGAAGAAAGAGCTAAAATTGAAGAAATCCTAACTGAGATTATGTACAACTTTAAAAAGCCATTTGAAGAACCAGTAGAGATTCTAACACATAAAGAATTAGAAGAACCTAAAGTAGAAAGCAATGAGTAAGATACTAACACCTATAGAATTTCAGAACCTTAAAAATATCAGTAGAAAATATGATACTGACAAGGTAGAGCAAGCCATTACAGATGGTCAAGTAGATTTATCTAAAGTAATAGGTACTGCATTCTTTTATGACCTTGAGAAAAACGTTTTAGAACCTGAATACTTAGACCTTATAGAGGGTAGTGAATTTATACAAGATGATTTAGCTTATTACCAAGATGGTATTAAAGCTTTGTTGGCAGAATTTGCTTACAGTCGTTATTTATGGCAGATTAACATCAATCATACACCCTTTGGGGCTGTTTCTAAGCAGTATGATGACGGTCAAACAACAGATAGACATACTATTAAGGAATTGGTAAAACAATCCAATATAGATGCTGACAGTAAGTGGCAAAACATAAAAGGTTATTTGAACATAAATAAAGAAACTTTCAAGGTGTGGGCAAAACAACAAGAAGGATGTGGAGTAACAAATAATAAAAGTGTAGGTCTGGAACAAACAAGATTTAATTTTCTGTCTTCTGGAAATAAATAAATAATATGAAGCTAAAACACATACTACCTTACATATTACTGGCTGTATTAATGTTTTTTCTGATTAAGGGAAATGATAGAACTAAAACAATAGTTGAAGTACCTTCCAAAGAGAATGATTACGTTGTAGAAGACCCTAAACCAGTAATAAAATATGATACCATTTTCAAAGACAGCATAGTAAAAGTTAAGAATCCTGTTAATCAGGAATTACTGAAAAAGTATGAAGATGCTCAAAGTGAAATTGAAAGATTAAGTATCTATAAAGGAGCAATTACTGAAAGAACCTATAAGGAAGTTTATAAAGACAATTACCAAGACATTACAGTAACTTCAGAGGTCATAGGAGAGCTTACAAGACAGGAACTAAGCTACAAGACTAAAGAACAAGTGATAGAGGTTGAAGACCCCTCAGAAGGTCTTTATTTAGGTGCAGGAGTACAGTTCAATCACACCAGATTATCAATACCAAATCCCGAAGTGAATATATCTTATCTAAAGAATAAGCAGATGTACACACTAGGTATAAACCAAAAAGAAATAAGAATAAATTACAAATTGAAAATATTTTAATTGAATGAACCCCCTACTATTAGACACAGCATTGACCCTTTTACCTTATGCAGCAGGAATTATTGCTTGGATATTTAAGGATAAAATACTTCACCTTCTTAATATAGAATTGAAGAAGACCCAGATAAAACAAGAACAAAAAGGTGTAGATACAATTTACATAAGTAATTCTGAAAAGCTGGTACAATTATATAGCAAAAGTATGGATGACTTAAATAGAAGACATAGTAAGACTGTAGGCAGTATTAGAACACAATACGAGACTGATTTAGAGGGGCTTAAAGAGCAGTTTAGAAAAGAAAGAATACAAGATGAAGTAGCCGATGCAAAACGAGAACAAAGGTTGGTCAAGTCTTTAAAGACTGAAAAAGAGCTAACTACAACGGTTAATGACTTGAAAGAACAAGTAATGAAGCTTACTAAATTGGTTGAAAAGTTGGGAAAGCAACTATCTTACTATGAAGAGCATACAGATTTAGAATTACCAGATAATTTAAAATAAAAAGAATGATTTCAATTGAATATACAGATGGTAATGATTACTTCAGCATTAACAGCAAGAAGTACACAAGGGTTTACCAACCTATTCAAAAGGGAAGTGATTCTATTGCTATATACGGTGTACACGACATCAAGAATCAATTATTGAACACTACCCATTATACTGACATAAAAGTTAATGGTGTATTTTTTCAAAATCAGAATGAACTGATAATAGAATTAATACCAATATTATATTTAAAAGGTCTAACCAATTCAGGTAATAACAATAATAATGATTGGCAAGATGAAATAGACCAGAAAGAAGATAAGTTTTCAAAGAATACAGCATTCAATAAAGACTTTGGAATTACACAAGGTACAGTAGCTAAAGGTAATGATGTAAGATTTGTTAAAGGTGAAACAGCCTTTGATTGGGGTAACCATTCACAACAAGGTTATATCACAATTTTAGATGTAAATGAAGATAATAATTATTTACACAGACAAACAACTCCTTCAGACACTTGGTACATAACTCACAACTTAAATAAGTTTCCAAATATCACAATTTTAGATTCAGCGAATAATAAGGTGATAGGTAATGAAGAACATATAGATGAAAATAACGTAATACTAACCTTTAATGGTTCATTCTCAGGTAAAGCTACATTAAATTAAAGATAAAAAATGAAACATTTAGTAGATATTGATTTTAATAAGAACCAAGCCTTACATATGGTTATTCAGGTTCTGGCTACAACTCCACCTTCACCAAAAGAAGGTCAAATTTATTATAATAGTGTTGATAAAACTATCTACGTAAATGTAGGTGGTACAACTTGGATTGACTTGGGTGATATTTATGAGCACCCTTCTTTAACAGCGTTAACACCTGATTTAAACACAAACAAAGCAAGTGTTTTAGCAGCGTTAACCACAAATGAAGATGGTCACGTACTTACTGCAAGTACAAGGATAATGACATTGGCTGACCTGGGATATAC